AGAAGGTCGTTGTTCTCTGTGTCAAATACTAAGTTCATTACACAGCAACCTTGAAGTCATGCGAATAGTACTCCCTCCCACGACCTCCTTCTAACGTAAACCAACCGTCAGCTAATACACCAGAAACCTTGTTTACATGGCTACCTGTAGCTACAACCATATTCCCATTCTTTAGCCTTACGAGGTCGCCTATATTTAATACAGGCTCTTCTAGAGAGTTCGGTTCATCGAACTCACCACGAGGTTTTTCTTTACGAATACCTCGCTTGAACTCAATTTCTTCAACAAGACGGTTACCATACCAAGCAATCTTAGTTGCATCTTGTAGCTCGTCATCCTTCCCGCCTAAGCGGAAAGAATACTTGAAGACCTGACCAAGGACGTGAGCAACAACACCTGTATGCCGTGACAGGGCATACCGCATGATGTCAAGGTACTCAAGGCCCTTGTTAAGAAAGTGTTTTAAGTCGTCAGGGGACATGATCTTGTAGTGTTTTGGGTTGATAATAAGGTCTTTTTCTTCATCTGTAATCGCACCAAAGTCACCGTGGAATTTGTTATCTGTCTTCATGTAGTTTCCTTTTATTGTTATGGGTAAAGCCACTCGTGGACTTCTACCTCGTCAGGTACAAAGGTCATATCACAGTCGGATACGTTATATCTCCTTTGGCAAGATGACTCGTAGCCGTGTAGAACAACACCAAAAAGTAGGATACCTACAAGGAACCCCCTAATGTAGAAGCCGGGGATATCTGCTTCGTGTACTTTGATCACCATGGCATTGCTCCACAAAATGCGCAAGGGTGGCTTTCACCATCCTCTGTTTCTGGCCCTTGGTCGTTACACCAACAGCAGGGTTCATCGTGGTATTCTTCTTCTGTGTCACCCTTTTCCATTTAGCTCGCTTTCATTTCCTGAACCGCTGCCTTCAGTGCGGCCTTGTTTGGGTATCCGTAAAGTTGAGCTGCCATTTGTTCTGCTTCAAAACGGCTTTTCCCCGCATCGTACTCAAGGATAGCAGCCCGTTCTTCATACAGGTCGTCTAGCCGTTGTCCGTTAGCTTTATCATAGTTTGCTGACATTTTCTAGGATCCTTTTAATGGCCTGAAGGTCTAACTCAACACCGTTGACTTTAAGGACTAAGTTGATAGAGATTTCGTGAGAGTCTTTCTTTTGGGTAGGTCGGTTTACTAGCTCCCAAGTCCCGTGGTTACCTTCTCGGTCAAAGTCCATACCTTTGTGGTTTAGGCAAGGTGTGCCGTACCTATCTCCTGAAAGGGTGACAGTTTCACCGAGGTTTACCTTGTAGAGGTAACAAGTAGTCTTCAATGGCATGCTGTCACCCAAAGCCGGACCAATCAACCGAATCTTGTCTCCGGGTTTGAAGCCGAGTGTTTTGAAAGTTTGCATGTCTTTAGTTTTGGTCGTCATCAGACGCGCCCCCTTTGATTTCATTCCAGATACGCCGATCTTTAAAGCAGTTATGACCCTCTGGTCGTAGCTTTTCTTCAAGAGCGTAAGCTTGTTCTTTAGTCAGGCCAGTTTTAATAGCCTTGATTGCGATCGCTCCTTCACCGAGTTGTTCAAACATCTGGATCACTTTACGACGGCGGTCGCGGCTACCCATGTCACACTCCATGCGTTCAACGAGGTAACGCTGGAAGACTTGACCTGTTGTTGCATAAGGTGACACACCAACATAGCCCCACTCTAAATCACTTGGTATCCAGCCACGAGTCTTCCCTGTGTAGTACAGGTGGTAGGCCAAGAACTCGTCTGTTCTATGGTTAATGTGGTGGTGCTTCATAAGCGCACTGTACCATTTTGTTTTAGACATTAGTCATCATCCTTAAAGTATTCCCAGAGCATTTCAAACATTGAGTCTGAGTTAATGTCTGAGTATTCATAAACATCTTCACCAACAAAGGTTTCTTCAAGTGCAAGTTTTATAACCGCCTTAATTTCTTTCTCTAGCTCAGGTGACATCAATAGTACTCCAATACCGCTTCAATAGCCTCATCAAGGCTGTAGTGCTTCTCTGAATACATGGCCTCATAAAACGGGTGGGGGTGGTCACTTTCATCACACCAGAGAATGATGATCTTGTTTTTGGTATGCGCAAACATAACTTCCATAGCCGTACCTGTCCCTTTACCGGACGAGCGACGAGCGTCAACAAGCACTACCTTAGAGTTGGCAATGTCTTCAAGATCTTGTTTGAAGATACGTTTGCAGATGTTCATTCCTTTAACAACCTCTTGAAGGTGGTCTACCCCCTGAAGTTGATCGTGGAAAGAGACTCGACGTGTGGGGTCAAGGTTATCGATCCCAGCAGCATCAAACCGTTCTGAGGCTTGATGACGCCAGCTTGTCATGTGGTCAACAGAGACATCCTCCATTGGGCCAGCAAGATAGACGTGGTTTTTATGTTTAGTCATTATAGTATCCAATCCATTTCTTCTACGGTTTCAACAAGGTCGAGGCTGAGAAGGCCATAAGGCCCATACAAAGAGCGCCAGTTGTCTTTACACTCTAAGTTAAGAATGTCAACACACTCTTGAGCAACTTCTTTGGTCTTGACAGCAAAACAAGGGTTTTCTTCAGTCTCTTTCATTACTAAGTGTATTCTGGTTGTTGTCATTCTCTTTCTCCATCTCTGCTAGGGTAGCTTGAGCGGCCCCTATTTCCCATCTAAGGC